CGCTCAGGCAGCTGGGCTAAGTCGGTAGTGGCGTCGATCAAAGCCGTGCGCTCCCTGATCGGCTACGCGATGAGAGTCTGGGGTATGTGACCCAGCGATCCAGACCATTAAGCCGGGAAGCACCGGCCATCCGCACCCATTCCAAGCCTCGGTATCTGCCGGGGCTTTTTCGTATCTGGAGGACGTATGGAAAAGCTACAACTCGCCGTAGAGGTTGAGGGCGCCGCTGAATTCCTGCGCCCTCTGGCTGAGACGCTCAGGTCACTTGAACAGTTTCCCGAGTTGCCGCTCCAGGTCTTTCGTGACCTTGTCGCCCACAGCCTTCATGAGCTTTCCGTAAGTCTCGACAGCGCCGCACTTGCCGCAGGTGACCTTCGAGTTGTTGTTCGGCCTGGCCGGAACCTCGAACTTGTCACTGCCGCACTTGGCGCACTTGAGGGCTACCTTCATCGTTTTTCGCTCCGTTAAACGTCTTGTGTGGAAACTCGACAGTAGCACGGGGCCACCTTTTCACGTATTCAAGGCTCGCCATGACGGCGGGCCTTTTCGTATCTGGAGCATGCAAATGTCCGAAACCAACGAAACCATTGCGTCATTGCGCTCTAGCATCGAAGCGCTGCACAGCCTTATTGTCACTCTGCAGATGATGGTCTCGAGCAAAGCAGAAGCCTCTTTCGTTTCAGAGCTTGCATCCCGCGTCACTGCCTGCGAGGGCCGGGTCGCCACCTGCGGAAGTCAGGTTGCGGCCCAGGGCGCGCCGATTACCGCACTGGGTCATGCTGTGGCAGATCCCGAAAGCAAGGCGGAATGCACAGCGATTTCGAGGCTGACCTCAAGATGTGCCAGCGAAGACGAAAGCGCCCCATTGGTTGATCAAAGCGGCTACGTTACTGGTGAGAAGCCAGCCCGACAGGCCATGGAGGAAGTGGTTTCCCGCGCTGGGGCCGATCTGGAGCTGGCTAAGCGTATCGGATCCTACGAATGCAAGCTTTCTGCCGGCACCGTAAAAGTCACCTTAGCCGCTGACGGGCCCAGCGACGAAGAAATGAAAGGTATCAGCAACGCGACCATCAAGGGTTCCAGTGGCCTTAAGCTCGGGCCCAGCCTGGAAGAAGACGTTCGCCGCTTGCTCCGAGAGGAGCTGAAGCCTGGCGGCATCCTGCATCGCTACTGAACACAGCCCGCCTTGAGCGGGTTTTCTTTTTGTGCTCCCCGCAACGGGAGGAATCGAGATGGCCCATATGCCAGAGAAAGACCCATCCTTCTGGGTGCTTGTAGTTACAGCCCTGAGAGAGAACGGCCTGGCGATGGGCCTGACGTTCGCCTTGACCTGGTTACGGATTCAATACGACGGCCAGGAAACGCGCCCTGTTCGCCAATTGATCGAGGCCACGCTCGGTGCGCTGATCGTGATGGTGGTAGGACTGACCGTGAAAGAGTTCGGTCTCAGCATTGCATGGTCCTTCGCCACCGCTGGCTTTGTTGGCGTGCTTGGCGTTGAGCAGGCTCGTCAGCTCGGCAGGCGCTGGGCAGAGCGAAAGGTCGATGGCCCATAACCTGCGCCACAAAATCTAGGGCGCGGTTTCGTGGTATCTCATTCTGTGCGCAGTAATGGGGATCGCTCTTCAGGGTTGCGTGAGCCAGCGTTCAGTTTCTCGCATTCTGCTGCCGCCGCCGTCCTATTGGTGAAGCCGCGTTTCAGCCTTTCCTTTTCTTGATTGTCGTAGATGTCGAAGCCGCCCGAAGTGGTGGCGGCATAGAACCGGTTACCGATTTGGAAGGACTCACCTTCGATAGGTACAGCCGGAACGATAACGAATCGTGGTTGCATGACTTAGGCCTCCCCAGGCAGATACCCAAGTATTAGTTCGATTGCAGAAAGCCAGCAATATGACTCATCGAGACGAATTGATGGCATTCCGTGTCACTAGCGTCAGCGGTCATCTGGCTCGTTCAATCAGGTCAAGAGTTGCTCCGCGCCACAAAACAGACATGCGCCGTTTCGTGGCGCGAGGAAACAGCATGGACAAGAAACCCCTAATCCTTGGTCAAGAGCTTGGCCAGACGGTTTGCCAGGTGCTTGGCCTGGACCCTTCGAAGATCACCGCCATCACCATTCGCATGGAGGCCAACACCGCCGCTGCCATTGAGGTTGTTCATGCCGTCAGCCAGGCAGAAGGCGAAAAGATCGCCGGCGCATTGGAGGTCTACGGCCTTGTGCGGCGTGGCATCTGATGGCTTGCGGCGGATGCGCTGATAGGCGCGAGCGAATGAAGAAGTGGGCGAGGGTGGCATATGAGCGAGCACGCAGTCTCCTTGCTGGAGCAGATTCTGGCCGAGCAGAAGAAACACACCGGACTGCTGGAGCAGATCGCAACCCAGGGCCTGGCTCTGATCGAGGCGCTGGCTGACGCTGACGATGTTGACCCTGACGCTGAGCCAGAAACCTACCTGGATGGCACGCCCGTTCACGGTGGCCGCTGATGGCAAAGCTTCCCACATTGAAGTCGAGACTGAATCCCGTTGAAGGCCGTAAGCTTTCAACGACCAACACCTCAGAGCGTCGTATGACAGGCAGCAGGCTGCAGGCCCGCCGGCTTCGGCTGTGGACAGAGTCACCGACATGCGCCGAATGCGGCCGAGTCGTTGCCTACCCAAATGGCTTCGAGCTTGACCATCGTGTCCCGCTACATCAGGGCGGCGCTGACACCGACGAGAACTGCCAGATCCTGTGCTGCGGGCCAGACGGCTGCCACCTGAAGAAGACGGCAGCTGATGGTGCCGAGCTAGGCGTGCACCGATCTGGTGCTGAGTCGGGGATGTGACGTGCTGCAAAGGGGGAGGGGTGGGGTAAGACTTCACACCTTTCCGTCTCGGAAACCTCGCCCCCTCCCATTCGCAGTTTTTTTCCCCTTTCACGGAAAAGTTAACCATGGCTTTAACCGACAAGAAGCGACGGTTTGCTGACGCTTTGCTGTCGGGAGCGTCAAATCGAGACGCGGCCATTGCCGCCGGCTATTCAGAGAAAACCGCGTCGCAAGCGGGCTCCAAGCTCGCAAAGGACCCGGATGTCATCGCCGCAATTGGTCGACATCTGCGTGAGCGGCAGGCAGCGGCCACAGAAGTTAAACCAGGTCGAAAAGTTAAAGGCTCACCGCCTGACGATAGCGCTGTTGGCGAACTCGACCTGGGTGACTTCGACGACCCGATGGACTTCCTGAAGGCTGTCATGAACGAGCAGGCCGCTGAACCCAAGCTGCGAGTCGATGCCGCAAAAGCCTTGCTCCCCTATAAGCACGGCAAGGTCGCCGACCAGGGCAAGAAGGAACAGAAGGCCGCAGCGGCCGATCAGGTCAGCAAGGGGCGTTTCGGCGCCCGTCCGCCACCAAAGCTGGTGGTTAACAACAAGGGGTGATGCATGGAGTGGACGACCGCCTGCCCAGACTGGGAGGCTCGGATCGTTGCCGGCCAATCGCTTATTCCCTTCAAGCCGCTGTTTCCTGATGAAGCCGAGGCCGCGCTTGAGGTGTTCAAGGCGCTTAAGGTCGTCGATTTGCCTGGTCAACCGACTTTCGGCGAGTGCTGCGATGAATGGGTGTTCGACTTTGTCGCCGCCATTTTCGGGGCCTACGATGCTGAGCACGGCAAGCAGCTGATCCGGGAGTTCTTCTTGCTGATCAGCAAGAAGAACACGAAATCAACGATCGCCGCCGGCATCATGTTGACGGCGCTGATCTTGAACTGGCGGCACGATGAGGAACTGCTGATCATCGCGCCGACGATCGAAGTAGCGGCGAACAGCTACAAGCCAGCCGCCGGGATGGTGCGAGCTGATCCGGAGCTCAGCGAACTGCTGCACGTCCAGGATCACATCCGCACCATCACCCACCGGGTGAATAATGCTGCGCTGAAGGTGGTCGCGGCCGACACCGATACGGTATCGGGCAAGAAGTCCGGCAAGATTCTGATCGACGAGGTGTGGGTGTTCGGCAAACGCGCGAACGCCGACGCCATGCTGATGGAGGCCACTGGCGGCCAGATCTCTCGGGACGAAGGGTTTGTGATCCTGCTGTCGACGCAGAGCGACGAGCCGCCGGCCGGGGTCTTCGAAGAGAAGCTGAGCTACTACCGCGATGTTCGCGACGGAGTAGTCAATGACCGCAAGTCGCTGGGCGTCCTGTACGAGTTCCCAGAGGCCATGGTGAAGAGCAGGGCCTACCTTCAGCCGGACAACTTCTACGTCACCAACCCCAACATGGGGCGGTCGGTAAGCCGGGAGTGGCTGGAAGACGAGCTGGCGAAGAACCTGCGCAAGGATGAGGGCAGCCAGCGGAAGTTCCTGGCCAAGCACCTGAACATCCAGATCGGCATGAACCTGCGGGCGAACCGCTGGGCGGGCGCCGACCACTGGGAAGGCCGGGGCGACAAACAGCTCACCCTCGACGAGCTGCTGCGCAGAAGCGAAGTGGTAGTGGCCGGGATCGACGGCGGAGGTCTGGACGACCTGTTGGGTCTGAGCCTGATCGGGAGAGAGCGCGGCACCCGGAAGTGGCTGCACTGGGCCCATGCCTGGGCGCACAAGATCGTGCTGGAGCGCCGAAAGGACATCGTCAGCGTGTTGAACGACTTCTCCGCGGACGGCGACCTGACCATTGTTCAACTTCCTGGGGAGGATGTTCGGGATGTCGCCGACATCATCTGCCAGGTGCGCGATGCCGGGCTGCTGCCCGAGAAGCAGGCCATCGGCGTGGATGCGGCTGGCATTGGCGACATCATCGACGAACTCACCACTGAGGAGCGCGGCATCGCCATGGAGCGGATCGCCTCCGTATCCCAGGGGTGGCGCCTGAATGGCGCGATCAAGACCACAGAGCGAAAGGTTGCCGGTGGTGAGTTCATTCACGGCGACTCCCGGTTGATGGCCTGGTGTGTGGGCAACGCCAAGACCGTGCAGGTCGGCAACGCAATTGCGATCAACAAGCAGGTCAGCGGCACTGCCAAGATCGACCCGCTGATGGCGACCTTCGATGCGGCAACGCTGATGGCGCTGAACCCGGAAGGCTCTGGTGATCTCCAGGGCTTCTTTGATAACCCGATCATGGTAGGAATCTGATGGCCGAGAAGAAACCGGGCCGGGTGAAGGCTGCGCTGCAAAACTGGCTCGGGGTGCCCATCGGCCTGAAGGACGGCGCATTTTGGCAAGAATGGTTCGGCAGCTCTGCATCTGGAAAGCACGTATCGGTCGACAAGGCCATGCAGTTGTCCACGGTATGGGCTTGCGTAAGGCTGCTGTCCGAGTCCGTCTCTACGCTACCGCTCAAGCTTTACCGGCGCCTTCCCGACGGATCACGCGAGGTCGCTAAAGACCATCCGTTGTTTCGTGTGCTTTGCCGGATCCCAAACGCCGAGATGACCCCACAGCGCTTCATGCTGCTGGTGGTGGCAAGCATCTGCCTTCGAGGCAATGCATTCGTCGAGAAGAAGATGATCGGCAGCCGGATCATCGCCCTGGTACCGCTTCTGCCCCAGTCCATGAGGGTGAAGCGGCAGGATAACGGGCGCCTGAAGTACACCTACAACGAGAATGGCGTGGACCGCGACATTCCCGAGAAGAACCTGATGCACATCCGTGGCTTTGGCCTGGATGGGGTGTGCGGGATGCTCCCCGTCACCACCGGGCGCGAGATCTTCGGCTCGGCCATGGCGATAGAGGAGGCCGCGGCGAAGGTGTTTGCACAGGGTATGCAGGCCTCCGGCATCCTGAGCAGCGACGCCAAGATCACGCCACAGCAGCGCGAGCAGCTTCGGGCCAGCATGCAGGCGTTTATGGGGTCGAAGAACGCCGGCAAGATCATGGTGGCGGAAGCGGGCTTCAAGTACCAGGGCATCACGATGAACCCTGAAGCCGCGCAGATGCTGGAGTCTAGGTCTTTCGGAATCGAGGAAATGTGCCGCTGGTTCCGTGTGCCGCCGTTCATGGTCGGTCACATGGACAAGCAGTCCAGCTGGGCTGCTTCGGTTGAGGCGCAAAACCTCCACTTCCTCACCAACAGCCTGCGGCCGCTGCTGGTCAACATCGAGCAGGAAATCACTCGCTGCCTGATCGGCGAGGCCGATGCCGACGACTACTTCGCCGAGTTCGCTGTGGAAGGCTTGCTGCGGGCAGACAGCGCCGGCAGAGGGGCCTGGTACAACACGGCGCTGCAAAATGGCTGGATGTCTCGCAACGAGGTGCGCCGGCTTGAGAACCTGCCACCAATCCCGGGCGGCGACACATACACGGTCCAATCCGCACTAGTGCCATTGGACCAGCTTGGGAAGCCGAGCGCAGGCGTCTCGCCGGCTGCCTCGGCTTTCATGCTTCGGCTGGTTTCGGCACGCAACAACGACGACCGAGAGGCCATCAACAAGGCCGTTGAACTGGCTTCCCAGGCCTTGGAAACCGGAAACCCAGACGGGCTCATGATGGCCCACGCGCTGATATCGATGCCGCTGCTCAAAGCGGCCTGACCTGGAGTAACCCATGACTCTCAAGACACTACCGGCGGCGCCGGCGGTGCGGCCGCACGCGCGCGTCGAGTCCGATCTGCTGCCGAAGGCCATGGAGCGCTGGAATCCGGCGATCAAGGCGGCGGCCGGCGACGACTCCACCACCATCACCATGTACGACCCGATCGGCATGGATTGGTGGACAGGCGAGGGCGTCACCGCCAAGCGCGTCAGTGCCGCTCTGCGCAGCATCGGCGACAAAGACATCACCGTGAAGATCAACAGCCCAGGTGGCGATGTATTCGAGGGCCTGGCGATCTACAACCTGCTGCGTGAGCACAAGGGCAAGGTCACTGTGCAGGTACTCGGCCTAGCCGCTTCCGCCGCTTCGTTCATCGCCATGGCCGGCGACGAAATCCAGATCGCTCGGGCCGGCTTCATGATGATCCACAACGCCTGGACCATCGCCGCTGGGGACCGCAACGACTTCACAGAGGTGGCGGACTTCCTCGATCAGATCGACGGCACTCTGGCCGACATTTACTCGGTCAGAACCGGCGATGAGGTCGCCGCGATGCGCGCCCTTATGGACGTCGAGACCTGGATGGGGGGAAGTACGGCTGTCGAGGCCGGCTTCGCTGATGGGCTTCTCCCATCGGACGCCGCGCAGGAAGACCCGCAGGCCAAGGCGCCGCACCAGATCGCAGCTCGCCGACTGGACGCGATTCTGGCCAAACAGGGCATGCCCCGCTCCGAGCGGCGCTCCCTTATTCAAGAACTCAAGGGTGGTACGCCTGGCGCTGCCCCCTCCGGTACGCGAAGCGCTGCCGAACCCCAGGCCGATCTGGCCACCCACTTTGCCGATTTACAGGCCGCAATGTCGCGGTTCTCGGCAGCAGCCCTCAAGTAACCGGAGAACATCCCATGGCAGACAACACCGCTGACCTGCTCAAGCAGGTTTCCGCCGAACTCAAGCAGGCGACCAGCGATTTCAGCAAGCAGGCCGAAAACGCCCTGGCCGAGGCCAAGAAGGCCGGCAGCCTGTCCGAAGAAACCAAGGCCGCCGTCGATGAGATGGCCACCAAGTTCAACAGCCTGACCGAGGCCGAGAAGCTACTGAAAGCACAGCTGGGCGAACTCGAGCAGGAGTTCGCGCGCCTGCCTTCGGCTGGCACCCCGCAGCCCCAGGACAGCCTCGGCGGCGTGGTGATCAAGAGCGAAGCGCTCAAACAGTTCGCGGCCAGCATCGAGGGCGGCAAGCGCGTCAACATTCCGGTCAGCGCCGCCCTGCTTTCCACCGATGTTCCCGCCGGCATCGTCGAGCCTCAGCGCCTGCCCGGCATCGACACCGCGCCGAAGCAGCGGCTGTTCATCCGCGACCTGATCGCCCCGGGCCGAACCACCGCCCCCGCGATCTTCTGGGTGCAGCAGACCGGCTTCACCAACGCCGCCAAAGTCGTGGCCGAGGGTACTGCCAAGCCGTACTCGAGCATCGAATTCGCGTCGAAGCTCACCGCGGTGTCGACCATCGCCCACATGTTCAAGGCCTCCAAGCAGATCTTGGACGACTTCGCCCAGCTGGGTTCGACCATCGACGTCGAAATGCGCTACGGCCTCAAGTACGTCGAGGAGCAGGAGATCCTGTTCGGTGACGGCACAGGCGTGCACCTGCACGGCATCGTCCCCCAGGCCTCGAAATACGTCCCGGCGTTCGATGTAGAGAATCGGTCGGGCATCGATGATCTCCGCCTGGCGATGCTGCAAGCCCAGCTGGCGCGTCTGCCGGCTTCCGGTCATGTCCTGCACTTCATGGACTGGGCCAAGATCGAGCTGACCAAGGACACGCTGGGCCGCTACATCCTCGCCAACCCGCTGGGCCTGGCCGGCCCCGTGCTGTGGGGGCTGCCGGTGGTGGCCACCGAGGTCGCCGCCTTCCTGGGCAAGTTCCTGACTGGCGCATTCCAGACCGGCGCGCAGCTGTTCGATCGTGAGGACGCCAACGTGGTGATCTCGACCGAGAACGCCGACGACTTCGAGAAGAACCTGATCTCCATCCGCTGTGAAGAGCGTGCTGCGCTGGCGGTCAAGCGCCCGGAAGCGTTCATCTTCGGTGAGTTCGCCGCCCCGGTCACTCCGTAACCCAATGTGAGGGCCGCACAAGGTGCGGCCCCTGGAGGCATTCATGAAGTTGAAAACCCTGAAACCTCTGTACCTGGGCGGCCAAACGCTGGTGGAGGGCACGCCCTTCGAGACCATCGAGCAGCACGGGCGCCAGTTGATCCAGAAGGGCTATGCCGAACTGGACGACTCGGAAAGCGAGGCGGTGTTGACCATTTCGCAGGACGACGCAGTTGGCTCTGGCGTGCTGACCACCGGCAGCTTGGGCGCTGTCGCCTTGCCGATTGCCCAGCCAGTCGCCGCCTTCAAGGCGAAGCACAAGGGCGCAGGCAAGTACGTCGTGGTGGACGCTGAAGGCAACCAGGTTGGCGATTTCTCCGGAAAC